CCAGTGCGGTTTTAGAAACTCACATTAATACAGTAAGTGCCGCAGTCGATACCGTGAGCAACGCTATATCTAACGAAATAAGCGTAAGGACCGCAGCAAGCGCAGCATTAGAAATCCATATAAATGCTGTCAGTGCAGCAGTCAATACTGTAAGCAATACTGTTTCAAACGAAATCAGTGTAAGACTGGCAGCAAGTGCCGCACTTGAAACTCACATAAACACAGTAAGCAACAACGTGTCGGTAGTTAGCGCAGCAATAGCTAATGAAGCAAGTATACGAGCAGCAGCAGATACTAGTATTAACAATGCGGTTAGCGTAGTAAGTGCAGCAGCGGTTTCTATTGAAACGCATGTTAATACAGTAAGTGCACAACTGGCTTCTGTTGACACCAAGTTAAGCACAGCAATTGTCAATGCAATAAGCAATGAAGCAAGTATACGAGCAGCCGCAGATATTAGCATAGACAATGCGGTTAGTGTAGTAAGTGCAGCAGCGGTTTCTATTGAAACACATGTAAACACAGTAAGTGCACAGTTGGCATCGGTAGACACAAAATTAAGCACAGCGGTTGCTAACTTAGCGTTGGATCATTTAACTGATGTTCAAATCAGTAGCCCAGTAGCAGGTCAATTACTGACTTACAATGGAATAAATTGGATAAATGGCGCAGGTATAACAGTTTCTGGCGGTGCCGGCATCAGTTATTGGATGCAAACACCAGTCATTACCGCGGCTAGTACAGAAAACTATTTCCAAATAGACACACTGGGAGCCACACCAAATACATCTGCTCAAGTTTTGACTACCCAAACAGTTAACGGTACTACGGCAGTAGTTACAGCTTGGCAGTCTGGCGCATTGGGCAGAACAGTATTAGATGCTGGCAATTATGAATTTAGTGTTTGGATGAGCACCAGCAATACTGGTGGCACCAATACTGCTCAATTAGATGTATACAGAATTGATCCATATTCTGGCGGCACAGTCACAATGACTGGTACTGGTACTAGTAGAACCGTAACTGCAAGTAATGGCGCGCCCTTCGCCACAATAACTGCTAGCGGTACAATGACCAGCAGCAGTTGGTTAGAGACACCAAAAGGTCTTTATCAAATTACTGCAAAGACCAGTGATACGGTAGTGACTATAGCAGTGCCAGCGGCTTACACAAATGAGTCTGCGGTATCTGCTAGTGTGTGGAATCAGATATTCACTAATCCCTCATTTAATCTAACAAGTACCAACTTAATTGAGTATCCGTTCACTGCCACACAATCCAGTTTTAGTATTAACAAAACAACTAGTTTGGGTGTAATTGTATTTGCAACTACTAGCGCAAGTAGAACCATTACTTTCAGCATGGATGATGGCGTAACCGCGGCACATCTAACAACACCCTGGGCTGTGCTACATAATCAACTGGGCGAATTACAGGGCGGTGCTACAAACGAATATTATCACTTAACTAGTGCAGAATATGCAAATATCAATACAACTAGTGCAAATCTAGCTAGTATAGAAAATCATTTGAGCGCGCTTGATGCTGCGGTAAGCAATGAAATAAGTGTGCGTCAAGCTGCCAGTGTAGTCTTAGAAAATCAAATCAGTGTAGTAAGTGCAGCAGTAGCAAATGAAACAAGTATACGTGCAGCACAGGATGCCAGCATCTATAATGCTGTGAGTGCGGTGAGTGCAGCAGTAGCAAACGAAGCCAGTATACGTGCGGCACAGGATGCCAGCATCTATAATGCTGTGAGTGCAGTAAGTGCGGCAGTGGCAAATGAAGCAAGTATCCGTGCCGCTGCTGACGTCAGCATCAACAATTCCATTAGTGTTGTCAGTGCTGCGTTAGTGAGTACAAATGATAGAATCAGTGGCATAAGTTCTAACGTAACAAGTATCGATAACAAGCTCAGTAATGCAATAAGTGCAGTTAGTGTAGCAGCACAGTCAGCCATTAATACCGTAAGCTCAAATTTAGCCACTGAGATACTCAATCGTCAAAGCGCAAGTGCGGTATTAGAAGGCCATATTAACACTGTAAGTAACGCTGTATCTATAGTAAGTGCAGCAGCCGCGTCAATCGAAGCACATGTAAACACAGTAAGCAACGCGATTAGTGCGGTAAGTGCAGCGGTTGCCAATGAAGCAAGTATACGTGCGGCAGCTGATGCATCTATCAATAATGACATTAGTATAGTAAGTGCGGCAGTGGTAAATGAAGCAAGTATCCGTGCCGCAGCAGACACAAGTATTAATAATTCTATAAGTGTAGTAAGTGCGGCATTGGTGAGTACAAATGATAGAATCAGTGGCGTAAGTTCTAACTTAACAAGTATTGATACGAAACTTAGCAATGCTATCAGTAACGTAACCAGTCAGTTACAGGCTGCAAGTGCTGCGTTAGAGAGTCATGTTAATACTGTAAGTGCTGCGGTCAATACTGTCAGCAACGCGGTAAGCGTAGAAACAGCTAATCGTATCAGTGCAGATAATGCTTTAAGCGTAAGAATTGATTCAATAAGCAATCAAGTATCGGTCACAAGTGCAGATTTGGTCAGTGCTAAAAATAACTTGTTAAGCAACATCAATGCGGTAAGCAATGCAGTAAGTGTAGAAACTGCTAACCGAATAAGTGCAGATAACGCATTAAGTGCTAACATCAATACTGTTTCAGTTGCAGCAGCAAATGCAACGTCAATAGCTAATGCAGCTAGTGCAGCAGTAAATGCAGTTAGTAATGCTCTCAGCGCCGAAATAGTAAATCGTATCAGTGCAGATAATGCAGTAAGTGCAGCAGCTCAAAGTGCAATCAATACCGTAAGTAATGCGGTATCTGTTGTTTCAGTTGCAGCGGCAAATGCAACAAGTATTGCTAATGCAGCAAGTAATGCGGTGTCGGTAGAAATTGCCAACAGACAATCAGCTAGTGCGGCATTAGAAACTCATATTAATACGGTCAGTGCGGCGGTTAACACTGTAAGCAATGCTGTATCAGTTGAAACAGCAAATAGAATTAGTGCAGATAATGCAGTAAGTGCAGCAGCGCAAAGTGCAATCAATACCGTAAGTAATGCAGTATCTGTTGTATCGGTCGCAGCAGCAAATGCTACTTCAATTGCCAATGCAGCAAGTGCGGCAGTTAATGTAGTAAGCAATGCGTTAAGTGCCGAAATAGTAAATCGAATCAGTGCTGATAACGCATTGAGTAATGCAGTTTCGGCTACTTATGCTAAAAAAGCTGGCGACACATTTACAGGTCCTGTTGTAGTGTCTGCATCTTTAAGTGTAATTGGTGACCTTAATGTAAGCGGTATGCTACAAGTTAATGCAGCTTCGCTCTTAGAGGGTGGGCAAATTAATCTTGCGGCGGCTCCAAGTGGTTCATTAGCTGGTCCTATTGGTATAGACATATATGGAAACCGAGTTAGGATTTTTGAAACCACTGGAACCGCTCGTGGTGTTTACATTGATTTGACTAGTGCGGCAGCAGGAGTAGGTACAAACCTAATGGCAGGTGGCGGTGCAGGTAGTGTAGCCAGCGCCAACTTTGTAAGTGCGGTTAACTCACTTAGTAACGCAATATCAGTCGTAAGCGCAGCAGCGGCTTCGGTTGAATCGCATGTGAATACGGTAAGCAATGCCCTATCAAATGAAATTAGTAATAGGCAATCTGCCAGTGCTGCATTAGAAACTCATATCAATGCAGCAAGTAATGCAGCTTCGGTAGTTAGTGCGGCTGTAGTAAGCGTTAGCGCAGTAATAGAAACTCATGTTAATACGGTCAGCAATGCGGTTAGTATTGTGAGTGTAGCCGCAGCTAATGCCATAAGCATGGCCAACGTTATAAGCAATGCATTAAGCAATGAAATATCAAACCGTATCAGTGCAGATAATGTTTTAAGTGCAAACATAAACACGGTAAGCAATGCGGTATCAATCGTAAGTGTGGCAGCAGCAAACGCAACAAGCATAGCCAATGCAGTAAGCAATGCATTGAGCAATGAAATAAGCAATCGTCAAAGCGCCAGTGCTGCACTTGAGACTCATATCAATACAGTTAGTAATGCGGTATCAATAGTTTCAGTGGCAGCGGCCAACGCAACAAGTATTGCCAATGCAGCAAGTAATGCGGTATCAGTAGAAATAATTAATAGACAAGCAGCTAGCCAAGCATTACAGGTCAATATTGATGCCGTAAGTCAAGCAGTTTCGGTAGTTAGTGTAGCAGTAGATCGCGTAAGCAATGCAGTTTCTAACGAAATAAGCAATAGACAATCAGCTAGTGCAGCGTTGGAAACACATATTAACACTGTAAGTGCCGCAGTTAATACGGTAAGTAATGCATTAAGTGCCGAAATAGTAAATCGTATCAGTGCTGATAACGCATTGAGCGCCAATATAAACACGGTAAGCAATGCAGTTTCAATCGTATCGGTAGCAGCAGCCAACGCAACTAGTATCGCAAATGCGGCAAGTAATGCGGTATCTGTAGAAATTGCAAACCGTATTAGCGCAGTAAATGCGGCCAGCGTCGCAGCACAATCAGCAATCAATACTGTAAGTAATGCGGTATCTATTGTATCAGTGGCAGCAGCAAATGCCATTTCAATAGCTAATGCAGCTAGTGCTGCGGTGAACGTAGTGAGTAATGCGTTAAGCAATGAAATAAGTAATCGCCAAAGTGCCAGTGCAGCACTTGAGACTCATATTAATACCGTAAGTAACGCAGTTTCGGTCGTAAGCCAAGCTGTTTCGGTCGTATCGGTTGCAGCAGCAAATGCTACAAGTATAGCCAATGCGGCTAGTATTGTTGCGGCAAATGCAACCAGTATTGCAAATGCAGCCAGTGTTGCCGCAGCAAATGCAACTAGTATTGCAAATGCGGCAAGTAATGCGGTATCTGTAGAAATAGCAAATCGCATCAGCGCAGATAACGCAGTAAGCGCCGCAGCACAATCAGCAATCAATACCGTAAGCAATGCGGTATCTATTGTATCAGTAGCGGCAGCAAATGCGACGTCAATAGCCAACGCGGTCAGTGCAGCGGTAAACGTAGTAAGCAACGCAGTGTCAATTGTAAGTGCTGCTCAGTTAAGTACTTGGAACGCGGTAAGCAATGAGATTTCCGTAAGAGCAGCAGCTAGTGCAGCCTTAGAAGCACACATCAATACCGTTAGTGCGGCAGCGGCAGCTGGTGGTGGTGTGGCATCTAGCAATATCAATAATAAAGTTTATACAGGATTAACAACCGCAACTACTATTATTGATACTACCGCAGTTGCCAACTACAGGGCAGTTGAATATCTTGCTACGGCCACAGACAACACCAACAGTCGTTACAAAGCAAGTAGAATAACAATTCTAACTGATAATACGAACGTTTATTACAGTGAGTATGATACTCTTTATAGTAATGCTTCTTATGAAGTAGCAACATTTACGGCAAACGTGGCTACGGGCAATATTAACCTTATTGCTCAGGGCGACAGCGCGAACGTAACAGTTCAATTACAAAAAGTGTATTTGGGTCCAGGAACCACAACTGGCGCAGCAGCTGGCATAACCAGTGTTTCTGGCGGTTCAAATACACAAGTACAATTTAACGATGCTGGAACGCTAAGTGGTAGTGCAAACTTGACCTTTGATAAAGGTACAAACGTATTAACAGTTACAGGAACAGCAACCGCAGGTAACTTAAGTACAGGTGGAACATTAACTGTAACCGGCAACACAACACAAACTGGTATATTGAAACTGGGTTCGGTAATGGTGGAAGCATATTCCAATGTATCTATCAGCACAAATACGCTTACCTTGAACCTAAGCACGGCTGGTATATTTAATGTCACACTAAACTCAAATATTACTACAGTTTCACTAACCAACTACCCCAGCAGTGCTGGTCAAGCAGCTAGCTTTATATTAATGTTAACTGCTGACGGTACTGCTAGATCCATTACGTGGCCTGCTGCATTTAGGTGGCCGGGAGGAACTGCGCCAACACCTACCAGCACGTTAAATAAAGTTGATGTGTTTGCGTTCTTCACACTGGATGGTGGTACTAACTGGCAAGCATTTATCTCAGGACAGAATCTATAATGGCTAACTTTGCATTAGTTGAGAATGATACTATAACAGGAATTTATGATGATCTCCCTCAAAATTGGGGGCGGGTAAGTAACCTATATCTGTTATCAAATGAAACAGACCATTTAAAAACACTGGGTTGGTATAAAATTCGCAGACAGGATCCAGAATATGATCCCAATGTAAAAATGCCGGGTAAATTGAGTTATATTTTTACTGGAACTGAGGTAATAGAAACAAATGAAATTTTAGATAGACCGCCCGAACCGCCAGCGAAAACTGCTGAACAATTGGCTGCTGAAGAACAAGCAAGAATCGAAAATCAATGGAGTGTTGTGCGTAGACAGCGAGATCAACTAATGCGTGATAACGACTGGAGATATTTGCGTTATCAAAGGCAACAGCGAACAGGAACGGCAACTGCTGATGACTTAGCAAAGGTAGATGCTTATATGCAGGCCTTGGCTGATATAACTAGTCAAGTTGATCCCTATAACATAATTTGGCCCACATTAGAGTAACATGTCTGTACATAAAGCGTTATTAGCAATTCAATCAACGTCAAATATAGGTCCATTATTTCAGTGGGGTCTAAATACATCTGGTCAATTGGGTGATAGTACAACTACACTGCGTTCTAGTCCCGTGCAAGTTGGCACCAGTTATTGGAGCCAAGTAGCAACTGGTGACAGTGGTACCGTTGCAGTACGTGCTGATGGCGGATTATATGCGTGGGGGTTGCTGCCGTTTGGTGTAAGCTCATCGTCTCCGGTGGTATTAGCATCGGGCAAGTGGTCTAAAGTTGCAATGGGTAATAACCATGCTTTAGCAATTAAGTCTGATGGGTCATTATGGTCCGTTGGTCTGGGCAGCAGTGGTCAATTAGGAGATACCAACACTAGTTTTAATCAAAGTTGGACACAAGTCGCGCATGGAACATCTCATGCACTGGCAATAAGAAATGACGGAGCATTATTTGTTTGGGGAAGTGATACCGATGGAGCATTGGGAGTAAACAGCACAACCGCCAGCTATAGTAGCCCAGTTCAATTGGGCACAGCAAGTTGGATTTATGTATCTGCTGAAAACAATTTTGGTCGTTCTATGGCAATAAGAAGTGATGGCGCATTATTTGGTTGGGGTTATAACCTTAATGGAGAGCTAGGAGACAACACTATTATAAGCAGGTCAAGTCCGGTACAAATAGGTACCAGCAGTTGGACCGCTGTGAGTTCTGGTAGACCTATATCAGCGGCTTTGCGAATAGATGGTGCAATGTTTACCTGGGGGAGCGGGCCAATCGGGGATAATACTATCATAAGCAGATCCAGTCCAGTTCAAATAGGCACTAGCAGTTGGAGTATGGTTAGCGCAGGATTCAGCACCTTCGCTGCAATACGGATAGATGGTGCATTGTTTACTTGGGGATATAATAGATACGGGCAGATGGGCAATAACGTAGGTGGCACTCTAATAGATACATCTAGTCCAGTTCAAATAGGCACTAGTAGCTGGACAAAAGTTTCTTCTGGAAGCACATATACAGCCGCTATTAGAAATGATGGTGCATTATTTACATGGGGCAACAATGCCAACGGCTGCCTTGGTGAATTTACTACTACCGCTGTGGCTGGTAATAGGTCAAGTCCGGTTCAAATAGGGACTAGCAGTTGGACGCAGGTAAGGGCCGGGGTAAATATCCAGTCTACTTTTGCAATAAGAAATGATGGCGGTTTGTTTGGTTGGGGCATTAATACTGTTGGGCTATTAGGTCTTAACGACACTATCAGTCGCAGCAGCCCAGTACAAATAGGCACTAGTAGTTGGACACAAATATGTAGCCTTGCATATAGAACAATGCAGGGTATACTTACAAATGGTGTAATGTATGGTTGGGGGGCGGCTTCTGTTGGAGACGGCACAGCAAGTGGATTTTCAAGTCCAGTTCAAGTAGCCGCATTGCCCGGAAGAGTCAGCCTTACGCAAATAGGCAGTAGCAGTTGGAGTCAGATATCTGCTGGGGGCAACGTAAGTGCGGGTATAACAACGGCTAACACATTATTTGTCTGGGGCGATAATTCAGTTAATCAACTGGGCGACTACACTACTGCAAATAAAACGTATCCCATACCAGTGGCTCCATTAAGTTGGTCCAGCGTTGCAAAAGGGGCGTCACATTCCGCCGCAGTTCGCAGTGATGGCGCGTTATTTACGTGGGGTACGGCCACAACGGGGTGCTTGGGTGACAATGCCAACGTGTCGCGTAGCAGCCCGGTACAGATAGGTAATAGCAGTTGGAGCACTGTCAGTTGCGGTATTTGCCACACCATGGCCATACGTTCAGATAGTACAGCTTGGGGCTGGGGCGCTGGCACTAATGGCTGCATTGGTGATGGAACTACTACGAACAGATCTAGTCCAGTGCAAATAGGTACCGGTTTATGGAATAAGCTGATTGCATTTGCAGCTAGTACTAGTTCTATGGGTATACGCAGTGATGGTACCTTATATACCTGGGGTCTAAATACATCTGCACAATTAGGGCTCAATGATATAGTTAATCGCAGTAGTCCCTCACAAGTTGGAACTAGCAGTTGGACACAAATTGCTGGTTGGACTTTATCGTCGGCGGCAATAAGAACTGATGGTGGTTTATTTACGTGGGGTGTTGGTTCAGCTGGACAATTAGGGCTAAATGATGCACTACCCAGAAGTAGTCCAACACAAGTAGGTACCAGCAGTTGGACTCAGGTATCTATGGCTTCCAATACCATGCAAGCTATTAGAACAGATGGTGGTTTATTCACTACGGGCGCTGGTACTGGCGGATTGGGTGGAACTAATAATACTACGCAATACTCTAGTCCAGTGCAAATAGGAACCAGTAGTTGGACTTTAGTGAAAATTACAGGTAACAATTCTTATGCCATAAGAAGCGATGGAACACTATGGGCGTGGGGTGTATCTACAATATTGGGAAATAACACAGCGTCTAATGCCAGCAGCCCTGTGCAAATAGGTAGCGCAAGTTGGACACAGCTATCCGCCAATAGCGGCGGAGTGATAGGTGTCTACAATAATGTAGTTTATCTTTGGGGCAGTACGAACGAATCCGGCAACGGACTAACCGATACCGTAGTAACACCATACCCTTCAATAACTATTAATACCGGCCTCAATAATAGTTTCCCCTCCAGTTGGACCAACGTAGCAGTAGGCCCCAGTCATATTGTAGCAATAGATAAAACCAGTTATAACGTATATGGTTTTGGTTATAATAATAGTTCACAACTAGCTCAAACTACGGACAGTACACAGAGTTGGTCGCAAATTGCGTTGGGCGGTGCCACAGCTGGTGAATTTGCCTTGGCACTAAGATCTGATGGTATACTATTTGCCTGGGGATATAATGCTCAAGGTCAGTTGGGCGACAATACAATTACAACCAGGTCAAGCCCTGTACAAGTTGGTGGCTTTAGCTGGACTAAAATATCTGCTGGTGTAAGCAGTAGCGCAGCTATAAGATCAGATAACAAATTATTTACTTGGGGAGGTAATAGTTTTGGTCAGTTAGGACAAAATGATACTACTGCTAGATCTGCTCCTACACAAGTTGGTAATAGTAGTTGGATTCAAATTTCTACAGGCGGTGGCATCAACACTTTAAGCGATCCTGCATTTACTGGGGCATTGCGCAGCGATAATGGGTTGTTTATGTGGGGCGGCAACACTTATGGCGTATTAGGCCTTAATGACGTCGTGGCAAGATCTAGCCCAGTGCAGGTAGGTTCCAGTAGTTGGACTGCAATTAGTGCGGGCGAACAATTTGCGGCTGGAATTAAAACAGATGGCAGCCTGTGGAGTTGGGGTTATGGCAATATTACTAACAACACTTATTCAAGTCCTGTACAGGTTGGCACAAGTAGCTGGAGCCAAATATCTGCAGGTTATGATCATGCGTTGGGTATAGATATAAATGGCCGATTATATAGCGGCGGATTCAACCAAAATGGACAATTAGGATCTAATAACACCACACAACGCAACAACATGAGTAGTACAGTAAACAATACCGTAAGCTGGGCACAAGTTTCAGCTGGTCCGTTGATAAGTTTTGCAAAAACAACCACAGGTCAACTTTGGGCTTGGGGTACTAATGCTAATGGACAATTAGGACTTAACGATTTAAACAACAGATCTAGTCCGGTACAAGTTGGAACGAGTAGCTGGGCACAGTTAGCCAGCTCTGCTGGAACAATGGGCAATTTTTTTGCAGGGATATTAAACAATAATGCTCTCTATATTTGGGGCGTCAATACAGTGGGAGAATTGGGCGACAATACAACTACAAGTAGATCAAGTCCGGCTCAAGTTGGTACTCAAGCTGGAACACAGACAATACAACTAAACAGACCAACGGTAATCACTGGTAGCAGTTGGACACAAGTAGCAGCTGGTCCCAGTCACACAATGGCTATTAAAAACGATAATACATTATGGGGCTGGGGCAGCTATGCATCATCTGATACAACTAACAGTTATTTTTGGTGGACCAGTGTAAAAACAAACAACTCAAACGCTTTAGCTATTCGTAGCGATGGTGCACTATTTGCCTTAGGCGGCGCTGGAAGTTTGGGGCAAACTGGTCTTAATACAGGAAACCCAAATTCAAGTCCTGTTCAAATAGGAACGAGTAGTTGGACACAAATATCGGTAGGAGTTGGTCATGCTCTAGCAATAAGAAAGGACGGAGCACTATTTGCCTGGGGAGATAATAGTAACGGCCAACTGGGAGACAATACAGCGGGCAGTCTTGCAAGGAAATCTAGTCCTATACAAATAGGCACTAGCAGTTGGAGCCAAGTTGCAGCTGGTTCAAGTTATAGCTTTGCTATAAGGTCTGATGGGGCTCTATTTTCGTGGGGCAACAACGCGCATGGAGCACTTGGGGATTCTACTACCGCAGTAGCTGGTAATAGATCTAGTCCTGTTCAAATAGGTACTAGTAGCTGGAGTTTGATTGCAACCAATACCACTGCATTTAATGCAGCCGCAATTAGAACTGACGGCGGCCTTTTTACCTGGGGATGGAATTTTGCTGGTCAATTGGCTCTAAATGATAGGACCGACCGATCCAGCCCAGTACAAATAGGTACCAGTAGTTGGAGCCAAATTTCTGTAGGTATCAGCTCTATGTCAGGAATAAAACTTGACCAAACATTATGGTCCTGGGGAGGCAACGCTAACGGTGAATTAGGACTTAACGATATTATAAACAGATCTAGTCCTGTACAAATAGGAACCAGTAGTTGGAGTCAAATATCAGCTAATAATGTGTTTATGGCGGCTATAAGAACAGATGGTGCTTTATACACGTGGGGATCTAATGCCAACGGGCAATTGGGAGATACTGTCACCGCAGTTGCTGGTTTTAGATCTAGTCCTGTTCAAATAGGAACTAGTAGTTTTACTCAAATAAGCAACGGTGCAGGTGCTGTTAATTTATTTGCTATAAGAATTAATGGAGCCTTGTTTGGCACGGGCCAAAATAGCTTTGGTGAGCTAGGATTAAATGATTTAAATGCAAGATCAAGTCCTGTGCAAGTTGGTTCATATCCTACTGCTCCATTTACTAGCACGGTGACACAAATGGGCGCGTTGAGCTATAAACAAGTGGCAGCTGGTCTTAATAATACCTACGCCATAAGCAATACAAACAAATTGTATTCCTGGGGCTCTAATACTTCGGGTATGATAGGCAACAGTCCAATACCTTTTGTTGGGTTAACGGTAAGTCCAGTTCAAATTGGTACTAGCAACTGGATTACAGTAAGCGCAGGTCAAAGCCACGTGGGTGCGGTACGTTATCCATAACTGTTTGACAAAACAAGTTTTTTCAATTACATTTATATTATTCAAGGAGACAAGATGCACGAAATAGATCAAATGTTGCAGTTGCAACTAGAAGGCCGTCATGCTGAAGCACGAGCACTGTCAGATAAATTAGAAGCTATAGGTCCACAAAAAATACAGGATCCCAAAGGGCAAACAACCCAAGACATTTGGATGCGTCACTGTTTTAATCGCGGTTGGTTCTTAATACAGGACGGTGACTATCAAAAAGGCAGTCAACTACTAGAAAACGGACGTTTTCTTAATGTTTACGGCAATCAACCCTTGATGACTAACGCGCCAATTTATAATCCACAACAACACGACATCAAGGGCAAAGGCATCATTATAAGTTTAGAGGGTGGTTATGGAGATGAGATTATACATGCCAGATTTGCTCAAAGCTTTAAAAAGCAAGGTGCTACAAGAGTTTATCTAGCCGCAGCACCAGAAATGGTCAGTTTGTTCAGCAGAATTGATGGCGTAGATGGTGTCATATTACGTAACCAAGCCAATACAGTGGCGCATGATTTCTGGGTACCAGGGTTCAGCGCAGGTTGGGTAGCTGGTCATACCTTTGAAGATTTCCCCAGCGATCCATATTTGACTGCTAGACCAGAATCCGTTGAAGTTTGGAAAAACATCATTAATAGTGACAAAATAAAAGTAGGTATACGCTGGGCCGGTAATCCTAAATTTGAACATCAACAGTTTAGGCGTTTCCCTACAGATTTTATCACCAACTTAACCAAATATCCAGAATTACAACTATACAGCCTACAACGCGATCACAATACTATACAGTTGCCAGAAGGTGTGCAGGATTTACAACACTTAATGTTAAGCTGGGAAGATACTGCCGCAGCAATTATGAATTTGGATCTTGTAATTACCAGTTGTACCAGTGTCGCGCATTTAAGTGCAGCATTGGGCAAACAGACTTGGGTCATTGTGCCTTGCTTGCCCTATCATACCTGGACTTGGAAAGCACCTACATCCGATACCAGTCCCTATTACAAATGCGTTAAACTATTTAGACAACGCAAGTATGGCAGTTGGAACGATCCCTGGCAGCGCCTTTATACGGAGTTGGAATCTAAGTTCAATTTAGCACACGTAGACATGCCCAATGCAGATCGTGAAAGCAAAAAACTTAATTTAGGTTGTGGATTTAAAAAGTTTAAGGGATATCTAAATGTTGATAAAAGCTCGATTGTAAAGCCAGATCAAACTGTAGATCTTAATGTTACACCCTGGCCCTGGCGCGACAATGAATTTACACATATCGTAGCCAAGGACATACTGGAACATTTAGGTGAAACACAAACTGATTTTGTTAACGTGATCAAGGAAATGTATAGGATCAGTGAGAATGGTGCGATATGGGAAATTCAAGTGCCGCATTGGCGTTGTGATACAGCATTGGATGATCCTGGTCATGTAAGGTTTATTACACTAGGTATGATGCATCTGTTTAATCAACAGCGTGTAATGAACAGGATCAAACAGCGCGAAAGCGATAGTATTTTGGCATTTGAACATAATATCGACATAGAAGTTTGCGATACACAATTTGTTTATACCGAACCCTGGCAGCATAAAATACGTAACAATGAGGTAACCTCAGATGAACTTAATTACGCATTAAATCATTTTAACAATGTGGCCCTGAGTATGATTATGTTGATACAGGTACACAAGCCCGGCAGATATGACGCAGCAGAATTGACACAGGAACTGAACAAGGTAAACAGTGAACTATAAATTTACCGTAGAGTTTGATCCGGAAAATGTGCAGGCAAATATGATGCACATTTTCAAACAATTTGGTGTGCCTAATACCGTGATAGAAATCGGCGTATATGAAGGTCGCACTACATGTTGGATGGCAGAAGTACTAACTCCACACAACAGCGATCTTAAAATACATGCCATAGATCCACATGATCAAAGCATTGATATTCACGAGAGTATGGAGGCTGCGCATGATACATTCTTACAAAATATACAGCATAGCCCCTGCAAAAACATAAACTATATTAGAAAGCGTTCGGAAGATGCATTAGTGGACTTAATTACACAGTCTGTATCTGCGGAATTTATATATGTAGATGGAGATCATTTTGCCAGTAGTGTATTAACTGACCTCGTGTTAGGATACAAACTTTTAAAAGCGGGTGGCGTCATGTTGTGCGATGATGCTACAGAATGGCGCTTTACTGACAAAAACAAAGAAACTAATCCACAATACGCACCACGCATGGCTATAGAAAACTTCATTCAATGCTATTGGCACAAAGTTAAACCTATCTACTTGCCCTGTATGACACAAACCGCATTTATAAAATTATGTTAAACTTATTTCGTAGAGACAGTATAGATGTAGAAAGCGCCTACATTATTACCCTATTAGGCAATGACAGCAGTGAGCGATTTTCGCAGCGATGTCAGCAAAGTTGTAGCTCAGTTGACATGCCCTATAAGATTTGGGCTGCATACAACGGCATAGAAAATCCTATTAAAGAACCAGATCATAGCAAAAATGCCAGTATCATGAGCATGATCAAAATAACAGATCATTACTTAACTCGTGGCGAGGTAGCATGTGCATTAAGTCACATAAGTCTATGGGCGCATTGTGCAGCTATAGACCAGCCCATAGTAATATTGGAACATGATGCGGTCATGGTACAGGCATTTAGACAACACCAAAGTTACAACAGCATAGTATATTTGGGTGGTAGTGAATGGGCCGAACAGGGTTGGAAGGTCTATCCCATACCACCGCATGCAAGTGAAGGACCCAATTATCATTTTATTTGCAGAGCACACGCTTATAGCATTGATCCTGCAATGGCTAAAAATTTGCTGAGTTACGTATTAAAAATGGGCATCAGTGCACCACTGGACATAATGTTACGTGCGGATCTGTTTCATATCACGCATCAGGGTTTATATGCTTATGATATCAGCACGGACAAGTCCACAACTACAATTAAAGCACGACCCAGCGAGGGCAGAACCACACGCAGGAACGACGCGCTGCGCGAATGATCTTAGCTAAATACACAATAGCTAGGAAATTAGTAAATTATGGCCAATACAAACTTCGCAGTGAAAAACGGATTAACCGTAGGTAATGTTACTATCAGTGCATCTACTGGTAATGTTACAACCACTGGTAACTTTGTAGGAACTGCGACCTCTGCACAATACGCTGACTTGGCGGAAAAGTACACCAGTGATGCTGATTATTCTGCTGGCACCGTTGTGGTATTTGGTGGTACAGAGGAAATTACAGTAAGTTCTGTTAGCCATGATACCAAAGTAGCAGGCATTATTTCTACTAATCCCGCCTACTTAATGAATGTGCCCTGCAATGGATTGCCAGTAGCTCTAACAGGTCGTGTACCATGTCAAGTACAGGGCCCAGTAGATAAAGGCGACATGGTGGTTAACAGCAATACAGCTGGTGTAGCTTGCAAACTGGATACAGATCAATATAAGCCAGGATGCGTAATTGGTAAAGCATTAGCATCAATCGCCGACAACTCGGTACAAACGATAGAAGTAGTAGTAGGAAGGCTGTAAAATTATTTGATTTTGCAGCACTGCTCTGCTAAACTTACTGCATGCAGAACCTTGTTCAACAAACTATTTTGATGCATTTGCCTGGCAAACGTAAACATACGGCCAGTGGTTGGACATCATTTAACGCGGTATGCTGTACTCATAACGGTGAAACAGTAGATAAACATGGTCGTGGTGGCATAATGGCAACCAGCGAAGGCGGCGTAAACTATCACTGTTTTAACTGCCAATTTAAAGCTAGTTGGCGTCCTGGCATACCATTATCTCGCAAATTTAAAAATTTATTGTCTTGGCTAGGTATCAGCAATCAGGATATAGACAAACTGCGACTAGAAACACTTAAGCTAAACCAGGATAACAAAACCAGTCATACTAAAATCACAGCTATTCCGCAGTTTGCAACAGTAGAATGGCCGCCTGAAACTAGAACACTGGAAGAACTGTCCATGTGGTATCGCATGTTACCGGAAGAATTGCTTACTAAGCAAGTCGTGGATGTGGTGGATTATATTGTCAAACGTAAGATTAATATTAAGAAATATACTTTTGCCTTAAGTGAAAGTACTGAAGTAAATTTAAACAGACGAGTAATCATACCCTTCCTGTATCAAGATCGCATGGTAGGCTGGACTGCACGTATTATAGATGACAAACATAAGCTAAAATATTACAGCAGTCAGCCGCCCGGGTATGTGTTTAATTTGGATAAGCAGAAACAGGATAACAAGTTTGTTGTGGTTTGCGAAGGACCATTTGATGCCATGAGTATTGATGGTGTGGCTACATTAAGCAACACTATAAGTGAACAACAGGCTAGGCAAATTAAGATGCTACAGCGCCAAGTTATTGTAGTGCCAGACCACGATAGTAGTGGACTCATGCAAATAGAAGCAGCACTGGCCAATAATTGGAGTGTAAGCTTTCCAGACTGGTGGGAAACCTGTAAAGATGTGAATGATTCTGTTGTTAGATACGGCAGATTGTTTACTATCAAAAACATTTTAGATAGAACGGTTACTAGTCCAGTCAAAATAGAACTAATGAAGAAAAAACACTTTAAAAATGCCAAGGATAATTAATGTATGACCAGTGATTTTAATGTGGATGTTCAAAAACTATTTTTGGAAATCATGCTCACAGACGCAGAATCCTATGTTCGTGTTCAAAACATCTACAACTCAGAGAATTTTGATAAAACGCTAAAAGCCGCAGCCAAGTTCATAAAAGAATACAGTGATGAACATAAAGCCATGCCGGATCTGCGACAGATACATGCAGTAAGCAGAGTGCAATTGGAAATGGTGCCGGACCTAAATGATAGCCATACGGACTGGTTCTTAAAAGAGTTTGAATCTTTTACCCGTAGACGTGAACTTGAACGCGCAATTTTACAAAGTGCAGATCTCTTGGAAAAGGGCGACTATGATCCGGTAGAAAAGCTGATCAAAGATGCGGTGCATATTAGCTTAACCAAGGACATGGGCACAGACTACTTTGCAGATCCGCGCTCACGTTTGATGGCACTTAAAGATAACAACGGGCAAGTAAGCACAGGCTGGGTGGCATTGGATCGCAAATTGTTTGGTGGCATGAATCGCGGCGAACTAAACATTTTTGCTGGCGGATCTGGTTCAGGCAAGAGCCTTTTCATGCAAAACTTAGCCATAAACTGGGTTACACAGGGTCTAAGCGGCGCATATATTACACTGGAGTTGAGTGAGGGCCTAAGCGCAATGCGACTGGACAGTATGCTAACCAATATGCCCAGCAAGGAAATCTTCCGCAATATTGATGATGTAGAAATGAAGGTTCGTATTATGGGCAAGAAGTCTGGAGTGCTGCGAATCAAATATATGCCAGCCCAAAGTAACGTAAACCATATTCGTGCATACTTAAAAGAACTACAGATCCAAACAGGGGTAAAAGTTGACTTTGTGCTGGTGGATTATTTGGATTTGATTATGCCAGTTAGTGCCAAAGTTAGCCCCAACGACTTGTTTGTCAAAGACAAATATGTCAGTGAAGAATTACGCAATTTGGCCAAAGAATTAAACGTATTGTTTGTTACAGCTTCACAGTTGAATAGAAGCGCAGTGGAAGAGATCGAATTTGATCACAGTCACATTGCCGGTGGACTTAGTAAGATCAATACAGCTGATAACGTATTTGGTATCTTTACCAGCAGAGCAATGCGTGAGCGCGGCCGTTATCAATTACAGCTAATGAAAACTCGCAGTAGTAGCGGTGTTGGGCAAAAGATTGACTTGGAGTTCGATCTAAATAGCCTTAGAATACGAGATGTTGAGGGCGGCGAGGAATCAGCACAGTCAGAAGCGCCCAGTAGTGCGATTATGAGTCAAATTAAAGCGCGATCACAGGTGTCTGCTAGCAATTCTGATGCTGAGCCAGAAGCCACTGCTAGCATACAGACCAACAAGATCAAAGACATGTTAAAG